GGTTTAGTATCTATTTTGAAAAAACTTTCAAATAGATTAAATGATGGGGCTGAGGAATTAAAAAATAATGCTGAATATAGCATTGATAATGAGAAAGAAACTCAACCAAATATTTCAGATAAAATAACAATAAAAAAACCCGGAGAACATAAATTAGTAAAATTAGATAATAATGAAGATTTAACTAATTTATTTACTTCATATCAAGCCAGAGAACAGCCCCCTAAAGATAAAAGAGCTAAAAATTATGCATATGAATCAGTGCATAAAGCTTTTATATCTGCGCTAGATACTCTGATAGGGTAATAAGCGAATCTCCAAAATCTGTTACGCACAAGCCAATCTTAATAATATTTAAATAGTCCTCATCAAATTTAATATTGGCTTCTTTACATACCCCTAACACATAATCTAACGATCCAATTCTAAATCCCTCCATATACATATATTCTTCAAAATATTCAATTGAGGTAATTCTGCAATAATTATGTGCATCTAATTTTGAATTAATGGCATCCCGATATCCAACTACAAACAATTTAAGTAATTCATCAGTAATCAGACTTTGATCCAATGGCTTGCCATATTCAAGTTCCAAAGTAGCTCGAATAAGAATATTCTTAGTGATTGTAACTGCCATGATGCACCTCTCTTTCAAGTTGAATATAAAAAAATTGTCCTTTTTGGCAACAAAAAAAGCGAAGTAGTTAAACTTCGCTTCATTTAAATACTGACGATTATGCTATTATTAGTAGCTTAATCCTGGGAAGTAGTTGTTCAAGCCATTGAAATTCAATACTCTGTAGAATGTTCCTGATCCGAACATGTTATCAAGGATAGCATATCTGGTGCTCAAGATAATTCTTGGAGTAGCGTCTTCAGAGCCTAAAGTCTTCTGAACCATCAAAGGAATATAAGGCATATAGATGATACCGGATTGTCCAAGTTTTTCACCTTTAAATCCAACTAAAGCGTAATCACTAGTTGCGAATGTATCAACATATACTTCAATCTGTGAACCAAGCAATGTTCCAACTTTAACACCCATCTGAGAACCGTTAACCGAAGTTTCATTTCTAGTAAAGATGCCATTGTTTAAGGACTGTAATGCAGCTACTACACCTGGGCTAGCAACTACAAAGTTACCTTGTCCCTGACGAGTAGTGATTCTCAATTTCTGAGATGCAGCTACAATTGCGTTAGCAATGGTTGCAAATCTTTCCTGTGAGAAACGTCCATCAGATACAACAGTGGTTCCACTAATACCGGCTGTAAGATTTGGGCTTACGTCAATCGTATAAGCAGGAGCACCGCCTAATGTTGGGTTAACAGCACAAGATTTCATTCTGATTAACAATTCACGATCCAACTCTTGCTGTAATTCATACTGAAGAGTTTCCATCATTAATTGCTCAATGTCCTGTCCATGAACATTAGCAATATCTTGCTGCATTTCTACAGTGTATGATGTTTTGATTTTACGAGTTCCAGCTTCAATAGCTTTCTTCTCGATGGTTACTTTACCTCTAGCAATTTGGTTTTCTGGCTGGGTTAATCCACCTGCACAGTTTTCCATATAGTTAGAAAGCAATTCACCTTCTGGAGTAGTCCAAGTTGATGGAGCAGATGAAACACCTTTACCAGTCCATTCAGGTTTAACGTAGTTATAACCCATTTCAGTCTGGCTGAATGAATCAACTCCACACTCATCATAACGGAATCTCATAGCAAAAGCTAATCCGTAAGGCTGAGTTAATGGCTGAACGCTTGCGACATTCATAGCTAAAAGCTCAGGGAACATACGGCGAACTAGAGGCATAGCATAGTTCTGGTACTGTTGCATGTCTGAAGACACAGACTGCGATTCTGGTAAGAATCCTTTATTAAGTTTATACTGGTTCTCAAGCAAGGTAGCTACAGTGTGAGCTTCTGATTGAGTCTTTAAAGCACGGCCAATTGGCATTTCCAAAGCGCCTTGCCATTTTTTGATTAATGATTGATTTACTACTGGTTTCATATTTTCTCCTAAATTAAGGACTATTCCTCATCCTTTAATTTATATTTAGGAGAATGATTTTAAAATTATAAAAAAGTGATAAAAAACATGTATAAGAATTAGCCCCAAGTTCTCATAAATTCATTAACAGGGTCATTATCATCTACTTGATTATCTTCTTCATTATTATGCATAGCATATGCTTCATCTAATACAGTCTTTTTAAGTTTAGGAATATTTATTTTAGTATTAGGTTTGAATTTTCCATCTAATACTGGTTTATTAGTAGCAATAGTACTATTATCTGATTCTAATAAACTATTAGCTTCTGATAATAGAGAATCAACATCTTTATCAGAACTTTCAAATTGAATAGATTTAGCAGATTTTTCATCTTTTAGTTTAGTAACATATGATGCAACTTCTTTTAAGAAATCATCTCTACTTAATTTATCATATCTAGGATCATTTTTAAATCTATTAATAGCAGTATTGATTATATCTTTATTCATACCAGATAAGCTGGCTTCTATTGTTTCATGTATTTCTAACATATCTCTTAAGTCCTGTATTGTTTTAACTGCTTCCATTAATGTTGATTGCATATCAATTAATGTGCTATTGGTTTCGGTGGTATTTTCTGAAATGCTCTCTGTTAAAGTATTTTTAATACCTTTACCATTAAGAACAGATACTATATTATCTACAATAGGTTTATAGTATATTTTATCACAACTTTTATCTATTGATTCTAATTGAACATTCTTTTTAATTGCTTCTGATGCGAATTTTTTTAAAGTATCATATAATTCATCTTTTAATTTATTAAAATGATCCTTATACTGACTTTCCAATAATGATTCTTTTTTAGCTACTTCAGATTCAATTAATGTTTGCATTTCAGGTGATATATTCATTATTTACCAATAGTATTTAGAAGTTTGTTAAGTGAATAATATTGAGTCTGCATTAATGTACCAGCCTTAACAGACATATCAACTTCATTTCTAAACTCTGCAATAGCTGATTCAACCAAAGGTCTATAATATCCATTAACTGATTCAGTTAGAATTTTTTTACTAGGGGAAGTAGCTTCCATTACAGCTTGCATCATTGCATCTTTACCATAAGAAGGACGGCCAACTGCATCAATGGTTATTAATTCATAATCATCAGATACTATATTTCTTCCACCATCTCTATAAACAGAGCCTAATCCTCTTAACGAAACTCCAATAGGAATTCCTTCATCTGCTAATATTTTTAAAATAGCCCCGCAAGGATGTTTTTCAATGACTCTGAATTTAATCATCATTCTATTGCCAACCATTTTTAACTCTTCTATAATATGGCTAACTTTTTCTAAATTAATTTCAGTAACAGGTAATAGTTTAGGATTACCTTCATCATCTACAGGTGGATGGTTCAATTCACCTAATGCATTAAATGTTTTAATATAATTTTCATTATAATTATTACACTCTCTCGACATTAATCTTGTAGGATATGTTCTGCCATTTATACCTGCTTCATCACATACAATAGCAGTGCCCTTCATTTTTAATCGTTTAACTCCAGGCATTGTTCCAATAGATTCATATATTGGAGTGATTAGTGAAGTACCTTCATTACCGTCAACTAGTTTTAGTTTACCCATTGTTATTTACCACTTTCAAGTTCATTAAATCTAGTCGAAACAATATTGTTATATTGCTCTTCTAATACTTCAGAAAAAAGTAACAAAAAAGAGTCTAGATCTTTATTGGAAATAGACTCTATCAATATTTTCTCTCTAATTTTATCTGAAGCTAAACTCATAATAAATTATTTATATAATATTATTAAATTACTTTATTTTTCATTTGGGAGTTCTAAATTGGGTGCTTCAGCCGGAGCAGTTCCAGCTTCACTTGCAGGAGCTTCTTCAGCCCCTGGTTCACCTATAGGGGCTTCCATAGGAGCCGCGCCCCCAACACCGCCTAATTCACCTCCACCTAATTCACCGCCCCCAAATCCGCCTTCTCCACCTTCAGGCACATTTAAAGTTTGAGTTTCTTTGTTTATTTCTTCCAATCTTTCTTTTTCTCTTAATCTTCTGACTAATTCTTTATCTCTTAATTGTAAATTCTTACTATATTGCTCATCACTCATTTGACAGAAATCTTTAAGAACTAATTCTTTAGCTAATATATCTTTTGGCCCTCCACTAAAATCAGCAAGGAATTCAGAAGCTTTAGCTAATATATCTAATTTCATATTAATCATTTCTGATTCTTTAATCATCTTAAATACATTAGACTGTTCAAAGGTAACTTGGTATAATTTAGGATCTTTTATTTTATCGTCATATTCAGGTCTAGTCTCTAAGTACATTATGAATAAATCAATCAATACTTTACCAAAGCTAGCTTGCATATTTTCAATAAAACGAGTTAAAATAACTTGTTCAACATCAATTTCCCCAGGCTTACCTATCGAAGCAGGTTGAGCTTGTTGAGTATTCATTCTTGAACGACTTCTAGGGTATTTTAAAGCTTGATAGATTTTCTCTCTAAAATAATTCAATGGAGTTATTTCACCAATATTAGTACCGGCTGGGAGAACATCAATTTTAGAAGGGCTAGTCCCATCTGGAACTGGAACAAAGATAGATTCAGACATAGCCTGAATTCTTTCACTTCCTAATATAGTACCTTCATCTCCATTATAATAAACTTTTCTATTCAATACATTAGCTTGTCTTTGTAAATGCTCTTCTGCTTTAGGAGGAGGCATTTTACCAGTTGAAATATAATAGACTAATTTTTCAGTACCTCTAGTTATAATGTATTTGGCATATGAATCTTCAAGATTACCTAAAACATTTACGAATTTTTTAGCAGGTTCTAAATACGATTCTCTATCATTTATTCCACCTAATCCCCAATGCTGATAATCCCACCATAATATTTGATTAACAGAATAATCTTTGTAAGTATAGCGACCATTATTTGTAGCAGCTTTGTCTATATTAATTCCGCCATATTCATTATCAATAATTTGTCTAAATCCTACTACTACTCCAGCATCAACAATAACTAACATATTATATGAAGGTAAATGATTCACACCTGTTATTTTATTTTTTTCTTTATTATAACAAACTTCCCAAAATTGGGCACCTTCTACTAAAAATTTAATGAATACATTTTTTGCAACTTCATTAAAATTAAATACGGTTTGCATAACATTACTAAAATCTTGTTGTAAATTGTTTTTTGAAATATCTCCAATAGCAATTCCAGGATATCTATCATTTATTGATAATGATATTACTTGCCCTCTTCCATTATCAGTAATAGCTTCATTTGCCACATTTTCTACAATTTCAGAAACTTCAGGATTTTTTAACATATTTCTATACGAAATAACCCTTTGTCTTAATTTCTGATGACTATCATCAACTATTTTATCAGCAATTAATTTTCTACGCTCAATTGGGTCTTTTTCTAATTGGGAATTTCGATATAATAAAACTGGACCTTCGGCTGTAGCTGAAATGGGCATTACTGCTCGTTCAGATTGACCTACTTTATCTCTATTAGCTTCAGCTTCGCGCTTGGCTTCAACTTTTCTAAAGTCATTAAAATCATCATATTTAGAATTATTTGTTAATTGAATTAACTTTTGTTTTCTTCTATCTTCAGCAGACTGTATCATTTAAATTATTTAGTAATTATTTAATACTTGAATATAGACTATCATATGCTTTAAGATATTTTTCAGCTAATAATTCATATACTTTTTTAGCAATTGGCTTATTTCTTTTCTTAAATGATTGAGAATCTGGGTCGAATTTATATTCGCGTCTAATCTTAATTTCACTCTTTTTGTCTACTTTAGCTCCTTTAGTAGCTAAATCTAATAGTCTATTTCTTATTAAACTATTTTTCTTATTGAAATAACAAATATCTTGAATTAATTCAACATTATTCTCAACTCCAATAATTCTAGAGCTAAAGACTTCATTAAAATCTCTATAATTATCTATAGAAATTTCAACTAGCCCAACTGCTTCTAATATGTCAGTTCCTTGTAATATTTTAGCTATATATTTAAAAATTCTCTCAGTTATATCTAAATCAAATGGAACATCATTAATATATTCAATTTCAGTCATATTAGGGATCAATGAACTGAATGATTTAATTTTACTAGATTTCTTTAATTCAAGCACATCTGAATTATCTAAAACCAAAGAAGTCATTAATACCAATATTTTATTTTTTGTTTTTTCATCAATGGTTTCACTAGAATTAACATGTTCAATTAATTTATTAATTGCATCTACATAGCCATTGGTTAATGATTCAATATATTCTCTATTGAATTTTCTATAAGGGGATTCTTTTGGAATCCCATTGACTGCTATTTCACCACTTGCTTCTCTAAATTGATATATATTAGGCATACAATTATTTATCTTAATTATAGTTTTACTTAATTTTCTTGCTATATGCTGTGGCAGTTGCTACATTCTTTTTTTCTTTATCTAAATTATCAATATCTCTAAAATTGCTTTGCATTTTTCCATAATCAGATGATGTTTGGTATGGTGTATTGATAGTTTTTAATTTATCCTTAATATCTTCTTTTCCAAAAGCTATTTCTGTTGCAGTTTTTTCAGTATTAGTTATTGCTTTTTTAATTAAATTAGGTTTTAAATCATCTAAATTAGATTCTATAGTGAAAACTATTTTATTAATTAATTCATTTATCTTTTTAATATTATTAGCTTCATTTTTATTATATAATATTCCAATATTAATTGTTTTAACTCTTCCATCAACCTTTGTATTAATATCAAATCCAAATTTATATAAATTAGTCAATTTTTCAAAGTTCCAATCTTGGTTGTTTGAAAATCCAGTAGATAATTGTCTTGTTATATCATTTAATTTATCATTCCATTCCCCAATATTTAATTCAGTATTATTAAAATCTGAGGGTGAGCTTGGATTTAAATATCCATTTTCCATATAAGTAATTTTAGGAGGATCATATAATGTGTCTAAATTAGATACAAATGATTTTTTAAATAATTCGCCTGATTCAACTTTAGAATTTAAATAATCTATTATATTTAAATTATATAAAGCTACAAAATAAAAATAATGTCTGTATATAGCTGTAATTTTTCTGTATTGGAAGTCATCAGTTGTTCTATAATTAGCTGTATCACTTTTACCACCTGATAGATTTCTATATTCTATGGCGATATTAGTTGCAACTTTTTCAATTAAAGTAATTACGTTTTTTTGCAATTCAGATAATACTGCTAAACTTGTTTTAGCCTTATTTGACATAGCATATTGAGAGAAATAATTAATGATTACATTCCATAAATCCATATTAGATAATTTTGTGCCAGCTAATTTAATATTTTCATTAGCCCCCATATATGAAAATTCTTCATTAGATTTAGTATATTCATTTAATATTCTTAATGCTTCATTTTGACTAGCTGTATTGATTTTAGGTAAATTGATTTTTTCAGGGGCTTTAGTAGTAGGCTCATCTACGGTAGATGTTTCTTCTAATAAGTAATATCTCCCCTTATATATTAATTCATTCATATTATTATTTATGGTTCAGGCGGAGTAATCATCTCATCGAACGATGTAGCATTAGTTGAATATTTTATTGCTTGAGAAATATCAATAACACCTCTAGTTGTTTTTACAAAATCTCTATTAGGGGGAGTGATCATTTCTTCAAATATTGTCATGCTATTTGCAATAGTTTTTGCAGTATCAATATCATTTATTAATTTAGTTGGATCAATTCCTAAATCGCCAATCAAACCATGCTCATTTATTTCAAATCGTATATCAGTATAAGCAGAAGAAGTTTTATTAATTTCTTCGGCTATTTTACTTTCAGAAATATTAGATAAAGTATTATTATATACACTATCACTAGAATCAGACATAGTTAATTCAACTAAATCAAAATCATCTTTAGTTGGCAAATAATCGGTTGGCATTATATATATCGTACTAGTAGAGATAGTAATCTTTTCTTCAAATTCATTATAGTAATAGAAATAAGTATTACCAGAATCATCTTCATAAAATGTTAAACTTCCACTATTAACAATATTATTATTTTCATCAAATGTATAGCTATCTGCTTCATCATATAATATTTGAAATAGTTGTTTGTTATTATAATCACCTAATATTGAATAATAAATAATAGCTTCTTTTAGTGAATATTTGTTAATTTGTGCCCACGTTATTAATGAAATAATAGTGTATTCTTTTTTTAAATTAATTTCGCATTTTAGCTTCCATAAACTTAAATAATCTTCTTCAATAATTTCTAGATCATCTGATAGATAAGTATTTCCAGTATAGGGTATTTCATTATCTAAAACAGTAAGTATATCATAATTATCATAAATTGTATTAAGAAAATCATCTCTCATAGTAGATATTTCATTTGGAGCTAATCCAGGGTGCCATTCCCAATGAGAAAAATTAGAATACCCCGAAAATAATCCACCCCAATATATAACATATGGATCATCAACATATTTTTTTAATAAATCATTAACATCTGCTTTTACATTATAGATTATACTAGGATATACTCCAAATATTTTTACAACATTGCCATCCAATAAGTTTGCACTAAACCAATCCTGACAAGCTTTAATAAAAGTAGTAGCAGATCCATCATCAAAATTTAAAGATGTTTTTATATAATCATTAGTGGAACTTGTATCAATTATTTGGTCAGATGTTTTATTGTAAACATTTATAGATATTGCATTACCATATAAATACCAGCTTAATCCATTTTTTCTATCTTCAAATAATGTAGTAATTTTTTTCTCACAATACCAAGATCGTTTAGTACGAACAATATCATATGCATAAGTGGGATTATTGACAACCCAATAATCTAAAAATTTAATAAGATGATTAACAATAGGAATAAAATCACTTTTTAATTCGCTTATGGCTACACTAGTTTCATTATATATTTTAGGTAAAGAACTATCCATTTAATTCGCTTATTTTACCATGAACCCAATTAACGAATTCAGCTAATGATGTTTTAGGATCGTCTTGTGAAATACTATCTAATTTAGTCCAAATGTCATCTGAAAACATTTTAAACTTATCTTCATCTACATCATTTATTCCTAATCTTGTGAAAAATGAAGATACATATTCTTTAATATTATCTTGATCAAGCATATCAGCACTCATTATTTCTATTAAATTATGAATAGCTGGATCATTATCTATATAACTATTAAGTACTTTACCATTTAAAAATATATCAGAATTTTTAACAGTAGATTCTTCAGGAGGAGGCGCAATCTCTACATTACTATTGTTTGGTTCATTAGCTGAATCATCAGTAGGTGCAGGTGTTTCATCAGGTGCATCATCTGCTTCAAATATTCCAGTGACAATATCCATAAAGTCATCATTTAAATTATTATTAGTAAAAATATCCATATATGTTATTTAGATAAAATAAAAAAGGAGTTGCTAACAACTCCTTTCTATTAACCAACTAATTAATAATTAATTATCTTCCTTCTCTAATTATTCTTTTAGCTTCCTCTAAAAAGCTTTTAGCTTTATTTTCTACTGATTCTCTAACTACAGCAGCTTTAACTTGTGGAGTTACTGCTTTCTGAGCAGGAGCTTTTTTAGGAGTAACTGGTTTAGGAATTCCAGAAGTAACAGGAATGGTTTCTTGAGATTTTCCGACATCACGTTTATCTTTAGTGAAACCTGGATTTACTTTATTGACTTCTGTTTCATTTTCAGCTTGCTCTTTAGTCTGAGGAGATACTTTCTTAGGTGCTGAAGCTAATGCTCTTAATTCACCTAATTTATATCCTGGTTTTGAAGTCTTAGGAGTTGCTTTTAATTGAAAGTCTGGATGTTGAGCACCATCATTTGCTTTAGGATCTCCACCTTCAACAAATTTATTATTGTACTCACCAAATAATCCAATTGATTCAAAAACAGCTTCATTTTTTCCAGCTAAAGATTTAACTAATTCTTTTAATTCGTCAATCTCAGATTTCAATCCTTCTAAAGTAGCTTCTCCGCCTTCTGGAGCGCCTAATTCTTCCGAAGGTATTTCCTCATCACCTGATCCACTAACAACCTCTACAGGCTCTACCTCGTCAGCAGTGACTACTTTAATAGTATCTTCATCGTCATCTACGTTAGGAATACCGTGTTCACCATGTTCTCCACATTCAGCGCAAACACCTTCATTAGTAGATTCTTCCTCTTCTTCAGGAACTTCGGATGTTTCAACTGGATTACCTTGGGTACCGTCTTCATTACCAGCTTCTTCCGAACTTGGATCTGAATCTTCAGTTAATTTTTCCTTCTCTTCTTCTGATTTTTCTTCAGCAGGAGTTTCGCTAGCTTCATGAGATGCATCTTCTTCTGAATTTTCTTCAGGAGCGCCTTCATTGTTCTCAGCACCCTCTTCTGGAACTTCTTCAGGAATTTGCCCACCATTTTCAAGGCCAAGATCTAAGGATTGTTTACAATATTCAATTATTGCATTCTTTTTAGCTTTTAATAATTCATTCTCTTCAACAGGAGTTGATACACTATCTTGTTCAGCTTCGCTTAAATAAGCACTAGTATTAGCAACTTCTTCTAAAATCATCTCTAAAGCTGGTTCAGAAATGGATTCACCACTAATTTCATCAAGCATATCTTGCAAATTGCGTCTAATAATTGCCTTATCTTCATCAGATAATTCAATATCCTTTGAATCATAGTGAACTGGACTTTCAATTCCATTCTCCTGATCATCTAGGTCAACAGTATTATTCAAATCCTCTATTGAGAACGGATCTGAAGAAGCTCCTGCTGCTTCGGTTACTGCTGATTTAGCGTCTTGTTTTCTTTGCTGATCTATTGACTCAACAAGAGCTAAAATATTTTCAGTATCTTTCATTGTGTTTAAATATGACATATCAATCTCCTTATTTCTATTTAGTTATTTATGAATTTTAAGTACATTTTTTATAATTAATTAAATGTATTCCCCAATTATTTCGTTAATATTATCTGGCTTATTATAAATAAAGAATTCATCGAATTTAAAAGCTGCATCAAATGTAACAGGCTCATCAGAATTGAATACTTGATTAAGCTGTCCTAATGTTTCAATGAATACTCTTTTAAATCTAAAAATAGTTTTAACCTTATTGTTATTATTCATTAAACATATATCTGCATATGGGCAAAATGCTTGTTTAGCATCCCAATGTTTCATGTCTGGGGTATTTTTATCTGTACGATAAGTTGTTCTTTTATATACATCTAACCAATCATATAATAGTAAATAACTATCTAAATCTTCATCTGCAATAAAAGTAACTTGCAAAGATACTGAGCTAAAATCAGTAACTGCTGAAGTTGGTACAACAGTTGTTGCACCTAAGAATCTATCATATTGCATTTCTGCTTCAATTTCAGGAACAGTATATTCTCTAATATTACATTGAATTGATGTTGTAGATAATGTATCATCTACAATTATTGGTAATTTAGAAAAAACTAATACTCCAGTACCTTGAACTAACGGATTAAATATTTTATTTGGTAAAGCACCTTGCATATTACCTATTTAGTGGTAATTGATAATAATTAAATAGCTTCCAATTTGATTTGTTTATAGGAGAATCTTGATAAGTATCAATATATTCTGAATCTAATTTACCTATATTCTTTAATGACATTTTATATTCAGATTTTTTAACAATTGAAGACACTTCAGTAGATGCTGCTAATGTTTTATATATTGTTTTTGTTCCAGTTATAGTTGATTTTGATCTACTGCCACCGATACTATATTTATTATTATCAATTCTTAATAGTGACATGTTTAATAAATTACTATCGTCTTTATATTTAATAATGTAACCATTTTTTACATATTTTAAGTTAGATATTCCAACAGTTCCTTCAAATACATTGCTTGAAGTTGCATAGAATGATTGGAAATATGACATAAGTCCAGTAATAATATTATATGCATATTTATAATTATTTGGAGGATCAGTGGATGAGCTTCCATCTGAATAAGTAGTAGTTGTTGGAAATAATTGAACATAGTTTTTATCATAATAAACATAGTCACTAGTGAATCCAGAAGTACTCCAATTAACCAAATCAGTTTTATTTATATTAGAATATTTGCTTGTCATTGAATATGAACTAATTTGAACCACATCTGCACTATTTGAACTAAAATCAATATCATCAATGGATGCAAAACTTGATATTGGTTTTTTCAATAAATATAATATTTTTGGATTGTTAATATAGGGATTAACTGAATTTATTCCCTTCACTTTTCCGATAATATCTCCGTCAACTTGCATACTATATATTGATAAATTTCTAGCATCAGCTATTGATAAATTAGTTAAATCATAGTCTTTTAATTTTAAATATATTCCAACATCAGGTCTATAATATAGATAATCATCAGTATTTGTGCCATCATAATTATTAGCAAATTCATCAATATAATTAATACTGTCGCCAATTGATTTATTAAAATAATTAGCTACTTTTGAATTAGGTACAATTTTATCATAATTAAAATAGGTATGAATTATTGTGGATTTTCCATTTGAATCATTTAAAATATTTACAACTGCATTATCTGAATAATCATAATCATATGAATTTGAATCATCATCATAAGAGGCCGCACCTTTATTATTACTTATTTTTAGGGCAATTTGAGTATTAGTTGTTACATTAACTTCATATGGAATTTTACCACATGAGCCAAATGTTATAGATTTAGATATTCCATTTTGGTAAGTTTCTAATATTAAACTTAATAAATCACTAAACACTGTATTATTTTGATAGTAAGATGTACCATTTTCTTCTATACCACTAGTAGTATATTCTATAGTTTCATTTATTAAAGCATCTGAACACTCATTAGTGGTAACAGTATCAGTTGGTGATTTTTTAGAAAAACTTGAAGAAAATTCAACATATCCTTTGTTTGGTTTATAGTAAAAAACTGATTTATTTTTATTGTATATAAGTGAGCATCTAAATGATATATCATTTATTTTATCATTTTCACTACTAAGATTAGCCATAGTAAAAACTGATTTAGGATTTGAATCAACTGTTAATAGGTATCCCTTAATATTTTTTACAGGAAATATTTTAGATTCTAAACTAATCCCATCATTATCATAATCTTCATATAAATTATATTTTATAGAATTAATATTTAATTCATTAGTAAATAATGAATCTAATTCAGTTTTAGTTAAATTATAATTTAATGTTATATTTTGTAATTTAACGATATCATAATCACTTGTATTAGTATTAGCTAATATATATGTTTCAAAATATGGATTCCAATTTGAAATAGCTGAAATATCTACTTCAGTCGAATAGTCACTTAATAAAGTATTGGTTATTAATGAATAAATTGCGCATCTTAATATTATTTTATTTTTAACAAAATAATACCCACTGCTAATTCTAATTTTTGAAATATTTACATCTGTTATAGTTTTGGTATCAAGTAAAACCTCATTTACATATAATTGATATGTGCCATTGTATTTTTTTACATAAGCCATTAAATCACTACCTTGTATTCCAAATTTAAGTACAGTAGCATTGCTTGAAGTATTTCCAATAGTATAATCTACACTCAATTTCATATTACAGTCAATTGAAGTATATGGTGTGTTTTTATTAATACTAAATTCAAGGGGGTATTCATTTATTAGATAATTGGTATCTATAACTGAATTACTGCAAGTATTAGTAAATAAAGTTGAATAATTATATGCAATTTTATTGGTATTTTGGCCTAATACGCACGAATGTCCATTATTTGTTTTTAGAATTATTTCATCATTATCTACACATACTTTACTATAACTTAAATCATCACTTTTTAATAATAATAGTAAATCATTATTTTTATACATCTTTATTTTTTCATTATCAAATAGCCCATAGTTATCAAAATAAAGTTCATTTAAATTAGTTATATCTAATTTAGCACCCTTCCCATAGAATGTGTTGAATATTTGGGTTTTAGTATTTTTAGAGATTAAAAAATATTCATTAGCATAAGTTTTTGATATGAATTTAGCATTCATATATGTTTGATAAGATAAAGGTAAATCAATTCTAGATATATATTCATAATCAATTCCATCAATTCTGACATAATTGCCATTATCACTTAAACATATATTGCAATAAGTGCCATCAATGAA